CGGACCATTCGCCTTGAAATCGCCAACTTTGACGACAAGTACAGCGAATATGACTTTTACGGCGCACGGATTGGCCTTGTGGTGAAATACCCGCTTCCGACGGCAGAGGGTGCGGATCAGCGGTATGAGTCATTCAATTATGGTTTTTACACCGTGGTTTCACCAGAGACACGGGGAACCACAATCAAAATCACTGCCGTAGACGACATGTACAAGGCGGACAAGCCGTACAGCACAAATCTGACATTTCCACAGACAGCCCTGCAGGTGTGGCTTGACGCCTGTCAAACTTTGGGGATTGCGGTACAGACGGCGACCTTCACGAACAGTGATTTTGTTGTGCAGACAAAACCACACGACTGCACGTTCCGACAGGCGCTTGGTGGCTGTGCGATGCTTGCGGGTGGAAACGCCTACATTAATCGTGAGGGGCGTGTGGAGATCAAAACATACAATTCCACGCCTATTCAGAACTGGCTCCAATATGACGGCGGTGTGTTCAATCCGTGGGAAACGGCGGCAGAACTAAACGGCGGGACATTCAATCCATGGAACGCAGGCGACGCCGCCGACGGGGACAGCTATGAGAATATGCTGAACGGTATCCATGTGCTGTATGCGTGGCTGACCCCGCCTAGTGTGGACACAGACGACATCACTATCACGGGCGTCAGGACGGAAATAGGTTCCGATGAGTTCATCCTACAGGGTGAAGACGGCTATGTTCTCACAATCGAGAACCCGCTGATTGAAGGCAACGAAGCGGATGCACTGGAACTAATCGGGGATGAAGTGATTGGACTGAAGTTCAGACAGTTCAGCGGGGAATATATCGGCGATCCCACGATTGAATTTATGGATCCCTGCATTGTGGTGGACCGCAAAGGGAATACGTATGGAAGTTATGTGACTGATACAGACTACTCTTTCCGTGGCAAGACAAGCATTTCCAATTCCGCTGAACCGAAGATCAGAACCGGCATCAGTTACGCCTCGAATGATACAAAGACCATGCAGAAAGCCCGTTCACTTGTGGAAACCAGGCTGACCGGCTACGACCTCGGGATTATGATGCTGACACAGCTTATGAGCCAGTCGGTGGGGATGTACACGACCCGTGAGACAGACGCAAACGGGGCAGTGATTTTCTACACCCACGACAAGCCCACATTAGCAGAAAGTACCATAATCAGGAAGATCACTGCCAATGGGATCACGCAGTCGGTGGACGGGGGCGAGAGCTGGACAAGCGGAATTGATGCCAGTGGGAATGCGGTGCTGAATACGCTTGACATAAACGGGATTAGCGCAAACTGGATCAAGTCAGGTTCAATTATTATCAGAAAAACTGTTGATAATAATGAAATAATAATGCTTTGCATTGATTGCGATACGAAAACATTCTATTGGAACAGTGATAATTCTTCCATGGCAGCAGATGGGACACTCACTTGTCGGAATGCAAATATCACAGGCACTATCACGGCGGGGCGCGGCTCACAGATAGGAGAAATGAAAGCGGGCATGAATTCAAGTTCACCGTGTTTCTTCTCTGGCGAACGATTAAACTATAACACCGACCAACAAGGCATCTGTATAGAATCTAATGGTAATTTCGGTGCATCTGGTAATATGGCGTTTTGGTCAAGGCCGGATGAAGTTGACAATGTAAACAACACTGTGCAAATGCTTGAATGGACTAATGCTGCAATAAACGGCGGTAACGGCGGAGAAGCATTTAATTTACGTCTCAGCCATGGGTCTAATACATCAAATCAGGTTGCGACATTCACTGCTGAGGCAAGCACTGGCAATGTATCCATGAGCGGAGCGTTAAATGCTGCTGGCGATATAAGCACGAGTGGTAGCGCATACATCATTGGCGGCGTATTCGGCGGCAATAGACGGCATTTTAATAGTAGAAATGTAGCGGGATATACCATTGAATCGAACGGAAGTATTGGCGGTGGCAAAGGCACAGCTTATGGCACAGATGCAGGGTGGTGGGAGGCCAGTAACACAGGGAATATTAAAGCCTCTGGTGAAATAGTTTCTGAAAAGCGTGTAAGCTTTGATTCTATACAAGGATATGTCAGCATTGGTCAGGGTCACTCGAGAACATTAACCAACAATGCCATATATGCCTATAGAGATTCAGAAATATATGCTATGCGTTGGAATGGAAGTGCAACATATACACGGCCAGACACAACACTGGAGACGGGAATTCAAACGCCCTGTTATGGAAAAGTTGATATAAATTCCGCTTCACCTGTTTCGGTCACAAACAAGGCATTTACGATATACAGGCAAGTCGGAAATAGTCCAACAGCATATTTTTATGTTCAGTGGAATGGATATCTTTTCTACACAACTTCTAGTCATGACTCCGATGAACGCTTAAAAAATATAAAAGGCCCTTATGATCACAAAGATCTTTTTATGAAACTTGCACCCATGGAATTTACATGGAAAAAGGACTTTGTGCCAGATGAGCGTACACATTTAGGCGTTGGAGCGCAAACACTTGAACAACAGATAAAAGAATGCAACTGCGAAGACCTTGCTCTTGTCACCTACGACGAAGAAAACGATAGATATTCCGTCAACTACACAGAACTTCTCATGCTTGCCGTTCCTGTCGTTCAGGAACACGAAAAGAAGATAGTGGAACTTGAAGCTGAAAACAAAGCACTGAAGAAACAGATATCCGACCTCGAAACCCGCCTAGCACGATTGGAGGCTATTATAAATGGGAACAGCTAGAGTGTACTTTAATGTACGCAATCAGACAATTTCAAGAGTTGACCGAATGCGAGTCATGAGTAAGTCACACGACTATCTCATGGCTCATTTTGATTTCGTAACAAACGACTGGGACGGGGTTTCAAAAGTGGCTATCTTTTCCAAAGACGGCACTTCCTACAAAATGACCCTTGACCCCAACTCTGAAGCCCTCGTACCGTGGGAGCTTCTGGAAACCACAGGAACTGTGGAAGTATCCGTTTACGGTGGCGACCTGATAACTGTCAACTCAGCCACTATCACCGTCGAAGAATCTGCCTATACGGACGAAGCAACCAATGAACAGCCGCCAACGCCTGATGTTTGGGAGCAGCTTCTCGCAAAGATTGAGAACATTGACGGCGGCACTTTTGAAGAATGGGGTGATGACTAAATGGCTATACAGATGAGACGGGGCAACGAAAACCAATTCGTTGCTTCCAAAATGCTTTCCGGTGAAGTCGCCGTGAGTGTTGACAGAAATATCCTGCGTGTGTGTTTCGCGTCCGGTACGGTCAAACAGGTGGCACTCACAGAAGATCTGACCACGGCAATTTCCGGTTTACAGACCACGATAGAGGCACGGCTTGTGCCGCTCGAAAACGGAGCCAGTTCTTCCAGTTCTGCACTTGCCGCACTGACTACCCGTGTCGGATCCGCCGAAGCGGCGATTACAGCACAGAATGGGCGGCTTGTGGTTCTTGAAACAGACGGCACAAACATTAAAGCACGGCTTACTTCTCTGGAAGAATCCAACACGCTTTTGCGTACCAACGTGACAAGCCTCGGAACCCGCATAACAACGCTTGAATCCAATGTGACAAGCCTGCAGAACCTGGTATCACAGCACACAAGCGATATAACGACTTTAGCGCAGAGAGTCACCACGCTTCAGAGTGACGTACAGGCGGCGGCAACTCAGGCGAACACAAACAAGTCCGACCTTGACAACCTGAAGCCCCGTATGGCGGCGGCTGAACAGAATATCCTCGACCTGTCCGGCGAGCAGAACAGGATTAAGAACTCGGTCTCCGATATTCGGATCCTCTCGCAGAACAACAAAGAGAACATTGAGGCCATCGACAACGACTTGTACAACACACGGGTTGCACTTAATTCCCTGACTGATGTTGTAAACACCAAAGCAGACCGCTTTACTGTTGGTGAGGACGGTTTACTTTATGTGTACGCCAATGAGGAACTGATTGCAGAACTCGGGCCGTTCGCCGGTGGTGGCGGGTCCGGCGGCGGCGGTGGTGGTGCTGTCAACAATGCCGTGCTGACTGTTCGTAACACGGGCTGGACAATCACAACGATTTCGGCAAGTGAAAGCAGCTTGACGGCAACCTTTACATGGTCAAGTTTGGAAAATGAACAGCCCACAGGTGACGGCGGTCTGACGGTGTACATCAACGGAACAAGCAGAATCAGCCGGAGCATTCAGCAGGGCGAAAACACGGTGAACCTGTCGAGCTTCATCGGAAACGCCATCAAGAACGGTAAGAACGTAATCCGTATGCAGATATCGGATTCTTACGGGAACCTTGGCTATTTGAACCTCACCGTGAACCTGGTTGCGCTTAGTATCCGGTCAAGCTTCGATAATTCGATTGCGTACACTGGTGGATTCAGCTTCCCGTACATCATGAACGGTGAAGCAGAGAAAACTGCCTACATTGAGGTGGACGGCACGGTGGTAGCTACAGAAACCTCTGCACTGTCTGACCGTCAGCTGACAGCATCCATCCCGGCACAGACCCACGGTACACATGTGATTCGTGCATGGTGTGAAGCGGATTTGGGTGTGGGTGAGCCTGTCGTTTCCAACGTGCTGAAGTATGAAGTTATCTGTGTAGCAACTGGCAACACCACGCCAATCATCACGTCCGATTTTGCCGATACAGAAGTCGAGCAGTACACGAACCTGGTTATCAAATACCGTGTATATGACCCGCAGAACATTGACACAAGTGTTGTTCTGAAAGCGAATGGCGAAACCGTGAACACAATCACCGTTGACAGAACAGAACAGACATGGAGTTATCGTGTGGATAATTCCGGCGCGCTTGCGTTGTCTATTACGTGCGGTGTGGTTGTGAAGACCTTTAATCTGACTGTTTCAAAATCAAGCGCAGACATTGGGGCTGTCACAGAAGGACTCGAACTTTATCTGACTGCCGCTAACAGGTCAAACGGTGAAGCGAACCCGGCGACATGGACTTATAACGATATTTCCGCAACAATGACGGGATTCAACTTTGTAACAAATGGTTGGGTAAAGGACGATAACGGAAACACCGTTTTAAGGGTATCCGGTGATGCAAGAGTTACAATTCCATTTATGCCGTTTGCAAGAGACTTTCGTGCAGATGGAAAAACCATTGAGGTAGAATTCGCAACACGGAATATTAAGAATTACGACACACCGATTATTTCAAGTTGGAGCGGCGACCGTGGGCTTCAGGTTACGTCACAGTATGCAAGACTGAAGTCAGAACAGCAGGAAGTTGGGCGTGCTTTCAGTGATGATGAACACATCCGTCTGACGTTTGTTGTTGAAAAGCAGAGCTCAAGCACACGTATGGTACTGATGTACATCAACGGCATTCCGTCCGGCGGTGTGCAGTATCCTACAACAGACGACTTCTCACAGATTACGCCTGTTGGTATTACAATCGGAACAAATGACAGTACAACTGATATCTACTGCATTCGTATCTATTCCCACGACCTTACCAGTTCACAAGTACTCGGAAATATGATTGCCGATATGCAGGATGTTGAGGAAATGATTGCGGCATTCACACGGAACAACATCTATGATTTGGATGGAAATGTTGTTATTTCCAAAC